TGTGCTGCCGTTGTAGACCTTTATGAAGTAGATCCGTGACCAGCCAGAGTCATTGCGTGCATAGATGTTCGTCGCAGATGAGACAAGCGTGTTCGTGCCATCTTTGTTGATGTAGGTAGGCATCAGATTTGGAACCAGATGTCGCCAGACGCAGGGCTGGAAGGTGCAGTAGAACGGATGTGAATGCGTGCGTTAGTTGGCGTGAAGCCTGCAGTTTCACCACGAATGTAGATAGTCCCATCTACTTTGCCGGATGAAATAGTTGTGTTGGCGATGTTTGAGCCTGTGATGGTCGTAGATGCGATGTCTGTGCCAGTGATCGTGCCATCAGTGATCATCGCAGATGTGATCAATCCCCATGCCACGCCTCCAGATGCTGCACTGTTTGCGATGAGGACAGTGTTGTTTGCGCCAACTGTGGTCTTGACGAGCGTGTCGTCTGCAGAACCTGTGAGTATGTCGCCCTTTGCTGCGATCAGGCTCTGCGACCCAGAGAGGATGTTGATGACAGTGTTGGTGTTGTTGATGTCTGAGGCAGAGAAGATGTCGCCGTTGACATAGTTTGTGGGCAGAACAGTGATCGTCATAGTGGCCTCCAGTGGCTAAGTGTACGAAAGAACATCTCGATCAAGAAGGCCTTGCGTCGTGGAATCTAGAACGAGTGCATCTCCACCAATCGGTTCTGATAGTGCAAAGGTTGTATTCCAGCGATCCGGCGTGATCTCATGCCTAATGCCCTGAATCGTAAGCGTCCGTACCATTGTTCCACTTGCATACGCTTTAGTCACTGTGATCGGCTCTAGCAGATCAGCCTGCGCAATGTTCGCTGCCTGTGCCTCTGTCATTGATGACGGCATGCACTCAATAGCATCAATCGTGATTTGTGGGTTCTTGCGTGAAGAAAGGAGCACATTGATCATGTCCTGTGCCTGTTGGTCTGTTGCAAGCAGGGAACCTGATACCGAGTAGGTGCGTGTGAAGTATTCTCCAATGCTTGTTGCATCTGAACTCGTCAGTTCATTGATGCCATCGCCAGTGACGATGTAGTTGTTGAAGGTTTGCTCATCATCAAAGCCCTGCTGTATCGCTGTGAACCTGAGGCCACCTGTCTCGTTGAACTCCAGTGGTGCAACCGTCACGCCACCTGCAAGTTCTTGGCAGTCTGAGCGTGAAAGGAATGTGTAGATACCATCACGGCTGATGAAGAACGCACCAAGTTCAGCATTAGCGCATTGATTGATCGCCTCAATGCCAGTGCGGATCGTCGCTGGATCATCAATCAGCGTTGAGTCACCTGTTGCGATACTGCGCACAGATGATGCGACACCGAGTTGACTGAGAATCTTGCCGATGCGTGTTCCTGTATCTTCGTTCGGTGCTGCGCCAGTAACGAGTTCCACGGTTGCGAGGTTCAAGATACGGATTGCATCCTCTGCCTCAATCGTCACAAACACAGTTGATGTGCCGATGACATGCTCGTATGTGTACCGAGTCGTGAAGCCATCAAACAGCAGCACTGATTGGTTGTTGACGAAGGCTGAGATACGGAACCGACGCAAGGGCAACACATACGGATAAAGGTTGCTGCTCGTGTTATCAGGGTTGAACTGCCCTGTCGTGTCTTTGATGCGTACAGTTGCTTTACCGCTGTCAAAGGTTTCTGTGACTCGTGTTCTTCCACGATCAATAGATACCTGCATCGTTTGTCCCTGCAGAGGAACGAATGCGTTGGCAGCAGGACCGAGGAGAAATCCTGAGCCGAGTGCTGTTGTGCCGAGGATGCCAGTACCACTGACGATGAACGATAGGTCTGGCCTGATTGCGACTGTGATGTTGGGTAGCGTCACAGCACTACTGCTCTTCCTGACTTCTGTGTGCGCAGCAGGCCGACACGCACGCTCTCAACGAGTTGCCGTTCAGACACGACTGAACCTGCAACATTGATGTTGATGACTGTGTTGCCGAGATCACCATTCGGGGTGATCATGCCAGAGTTTGATGCCGTGAATAGTTCAGGACCACGCACTCCGACGATGTAGGAACGGCCAGCCTGCACAGGACCACCATCAGCCCTCCCCGGAAGCGAAGCCATCTGTGCGAACGCAGACCAATCAATCTTGTCTAGTTCCGCACGAAGTGCAGGAGAGATGATGCCGTACCTATTGAAGGCCTCTAGGTCTGCAGCCGGAAGATTGCGCTTCTTGATCTCTCCACGAGATGCGCTGACTGCCTTCTCTGCGTCTGCAAGTTCGTAGCGTGCGTCACGCTCATTCCTGATTGCTTCAGCAACAGCGTCTATGGCTTCTCGTTCGTTGCGCTTTGCCTCAGTGAGTTTGTCTACTGCTTCTGTGTAGGCATCGGAGCCGGCGACTGCACCATTGAGTATCTCGTTCTGTGCTGCCTGCGCCTCCGTGACGGCCTTTGTCGCATCAACCTGTGCCTTCTGCGCATCAACGACATCACGCTGTGCGTCTGCGATTGCTTCATTTGCGTCAGCAACCTCTGCAGCAGTAGGACCATCACGAAGGTCAATCAGGGCTGCTTCTGCGTCTGCCAACTGGTTTGTTGCATCACGGACTGCGATTTGTGCTTCGGCAATCGCACGCTCGTTCGGCTGTGCTCGCCGTTGCAACTTCTCCAGTTCTTTCTGCGCATCTGCGAGGCGATACTGCGCCATCGTGACTTCATCTGTGGCTTCCTGCACGCTGCGTGCAGATGCAGGCTCATAGAGGTCGTTCAGACGCTGCTGTGCGTCAGCGAGGCGTTCCTGTGCATCACCGACACGCCGATTTGCGCTCTCTAGCCTGTCCTGTGCATCAGCGAGGCGTTCTGCAGCCTCAATCGCTTCTTTGCTGTCTGCTGCGTATCCCTGCGTTACATTGTTGAAGTGCTGTTGTGCCTCAGCAACCTTCTCTGTCGCAGTCCTTTGCCGTTCTTGAGCGTTCGTGACCTGTTTGATGGCCTGCTCAATCGCACGATTCTGGCTGTCCCATGTGCGGAGGCTCTGGATGTAGTCCTCTAGGCGTTCTTGCGCTGACTTCACTGCGCCACCTGCGCCACCTGCGCTCTTGCCTGTATCATCCAACAGGCCGAGGATGCCGTCTAGGTCTAGTCCTGCGAGTGCTTCATCAAATGCGTCAGTGGCTGCTGTTGCGTCCTCAAAGCCTTGCGTGACGACACCGAGTGCTTTATCCATGGCGATTTGGTCAGTGCGCAACTGCCGTGTGATGACCATCAACTTCATGAATCCGATTACCTGCTCATCAGATGCACGCCGGAGTTGTGGGAACGCCATACGAAGGTTCTCAATAGCGACACGCTGTGCCGACATCGCAGGACCAGACTCTTCTATCTTGTCTAGGCTGAATGATGACCAATCAGCCCATGATGCAATCTCATCTACGAGGCCGGCGATGTTCCCTGTTCCCTGTCGTACAAACTCATCAACATCACGCAGGTTGAAGCCGAACTGCAGCAGCGTGTCTGCTCCACGCTTGAAGCCTTCATCTGCCAGATAGAGATCAGCGAGTGCCTGCTGCTGTGCTTCGCCCTCTAGTTTGAGTGCTTCAGCGAAGGCAATCGTCTGATCTACGGCAGTTGCTTTGCGTGCTGCATAGATGCCGTAGACAGTAGCAGCGACACCGATGATGGCTGTGACTGCACCTGCGAAGCCAAGCGCAATGCCAGAGACTGTTCGCAGGGAGATGCCGAAGGTATCAACAGCCACTTTGCCGATAGCGAGCACGCTTGTGTAGACGGTTGTTGCGACTTTGAGTGCTGCGAACGCACCAACGAGGCCGAGGATAATCTTTCCGAATGTTCCTAGTCCACTGATTGCATTGATGACTTTGCCTGCGAGATAGGCAAATGCTTCACCGAGGCCACGCTCCCCGACCAGTTGTGCGAACACGCCAACGGCATCAGCGACAGCACTCACAGTTGGTGCGAGTGCTCCACCAAGCGAGATCGCAACATCCTGCACCTTGTTCTTCGCAATCGTTAGTTGCCCTGATAGTGACTGGATTTGGCGATCAGCGACTGTCTGGGTCACGCCACCTGCAGCCCTCAGGCCATCTTCGTATCTCTTGATCTGTTCGCTCGTACCGATGAGGCCGAGTAGCACGGTTTGGCTTTCATCATTGAAGCCCAACATTGTGAGGATGGCCTTCTTCTCGGCATCAGACTTGCCCTCGAGCGCATCTTCAACATCTCCGATGATGCCGGACATCGCCTGTAGTTCTCCAGCAGAATCAAACACAGTGATTCCGTACTGCTGGAATACCTTGTTGTTCTCTAAAGCCCTGCGCTGCAGTTCACGCAGCACGATTGCGAAGCGTGTTCCTGCTTCCTCGCCCTTTACGCCTTGGTCAGCGAATGCTGAGAGGACTGCGACTCCCTCTTCCACGGTCATGCCAACGGAACGCATGGCTGCTGCTGCCTTGTTGGTCAATGCTGCAGACAACTGCTCAACACTGGCATTCGCCATGATGTTGCCCTGCACTAGAACATCAGCGACACGAGCCATGTTCTCCATGTTCACAGCAGCATCACTGCTCTTCAGGCCGAGCGCACTTTGCGCATCAGCCAACAGTGATGTTGCTACCTCTAGGTCAAACATTCCGGCCTGAGCGAAGCGAGTCACAACAGGCAGTGCCTGAATGGACTGCGAGGCATCAAGACCAGCAGAAGCGAGGAAGAAGTACGCTTGTGCTGCCTCTTGCGCTGAGAAGAGGCTGTTCTTCGCCATCTCACGAGCAGCGTTGCTCATGTTGGTGCGCATCTCTTCTGTGACATTGCCCATGATGGCAAGCGATTCGTTCATGGCCTGATCAAAGTCCATGAAGTTCTTGACGGCGAGACCACCGACTGCGCCGAGTGCAGTCCCGACCTTCGCTAGACCTGTCGCAAGTTTCGTTGCTGCCGTATCCAGCGTCGTCATCACGAAGCCAGTCTTTAGAGCAGCACCTTCTAACTTCTGGAAGTCTTTGATGGCTTTGCTGATGCCACGAGCATCAAAGGTTGTAACGATGGGAACATTGATTGCCATTGCTAGACACCGAACCTTCCGAAACGATTGCGTGTCTGGCTGCTCGCACGAGCCGACGCTGCCTGATACTGCGAGATGCCACCTGTGCGAGATACGACGAGGCGTTCTGCTTTATCCATCTCACGCCGGATTGCACGCTCAACCTTGTGGATGTTCTTGCGCACTGTCGGCCACATGACACGAGAGGCGTTTCCGTACCCTGTCTTGAGGTTCTCCGACAATGTGTTGCCTCGTGTCTGCGTGTTCTGCGCCATGTCAAAGATCATGGCTGCACCATTGCGTTGCGTGATGCGGAGAACAGGCCAAGTGTCGCTACCTGTGCGCTTGCGTCCACCGACACGAGAGTTCACCTGTTGGCGCACTTTGCCGATCTTGTAAACAGGGTATGGACCACGACGACGCTTTGAAGACTTCGCCTCGGTCATCATGCCTGTGAGTATCTTGGTTGGGAATGCTGCACGAACATCCTTCACCAATGGGTCTGCAGCCTGCTTCAGTGCCGTTTCTGTCGCTCGGTACAGTTCTCTGTCTACATAGCGCAACTCTTGCAAGACAGGACCGAAAGCCTTTACATCCACTGTCATCTGCAAGCGTGCCACAGTGCGATCTTACTTTCTGCCGTGCTGCTGCTTGTTGCGCCTCGTCACGATCTGCAGCATCGCATTGAGCATGTTCTCATCCTCTTGCAAGAGGACTGATGGTGGAATGCCTGTCTCAACAGCGAGGAAGGAGATCAGCCATGTGGCTGATCCTTCTCTAAAGGGCTGTCCACCTGCTCCGGCTCATCTGCAGCGACTGTCTCCAGTGCAGCCACAGTGCGCAGCCAGTCAGGATCAAAGACCTTCTCCGTCTTGCCCTCAAACTTCAGGACATGCCACGCAAGCCAACTGAGGTCGGTGAGGCGCATCTCGCGCTCTAACTTCATGACGCTCTTGTTCCAAGTGCGCTCAAACGCCACAAAGTCTGCGAATACTGCCGTGACGGTATCGCTCTTACCGTCTACATAGTTCACTTTGAGTGTGATCTCCATCGCTGCTCCTAGAGATTGTTGTGTGGACTAGATCAGGCAGTTGCCTTGGCGAGCGTTCCACCAGTGAAGGTGAGCGTCGTCATGGCGAGTTCGCCAACGCCACCCATGATCGGAGTGTGCGAAGCGAGGTAGGCGTTGGTGATCGTGTAGGACGGATTGGTCGCAGACACTGCACCACTCGTCGGCTTCAGAACCACAGTCGTGCGAGTGCCAACCAGCGGATAGATGGTGGCCTCCACGCTGGAAGCAGCGAAGTCCTGCATCAGGCTGATCTCGCAGGAGTTGTTCTGAAGGCCAGCGTCGTACTCGTGACCAGTGGAGCCGAACGCAGTGACCTCAATCTGATCCTTCTCGTAGGTGAGGGTCACAGAGTTGGCGTGATCGCTGAGTGCGACAGCATTGATGGTGATGGAAGCGTCGGTGAGAACGATCTTCGGCATTTGGTTTACTTCTCCTTGCTCTGTGCCTCAGTTGAGGCTTCGGCTTCTTTGGTCTGCTTCGCTGCGACTGGCGTGATGTGCTCGCCCTCAATGAGTGCGTCAATGTTCACGCCAGAATCATCTCCGAGCGACACGATTGCGCCACGCTTGCCGAGGCTGCATACATCGCTTGTGATCTTGTATTGCTGCGTCATGCAGGCTCCTTCGTTACGCATGGACTGTGAGTTGGAACTGAACGGAGAGGAAGTTTGCATCCGCTTCGTTTACAGCGACAACATTTGCTGCAGAGGACAGTATCAGGGTCTGTACCACTCCACCGAGGGTTCTGTCGCTTTCTAGTGCTGCACGGATGCTTGTTGCACCTGTTGGCGAAAGGTACGCATCTAGTGCGTCGTTCGCTGTGCGATCTGTGTATCGCCCAACAACGACATTGATGGTAAAGGCCATCTCAACATCTCCAAGTCCCATCGCTCTGTGGTAGGTCACTGAGGTCAGTTCAGGAAATGCGAATGGAGGGTTGATCTGTTCCGGCTGGAACGAGTAGGTGCGCAGACCGCTGACTGTGCTGAGGGCAGTCTTGATCGCATCAGTAACGGCGCTGATAGATGCAGGCATCAGGCGATACCCATCAAACGATACGGATTGAGAAGGTCTCGGACATCGGGATCAACGGCACGCACCTGAATCGCCATGTCAGAGAAGCCAATCACGCCGAGTGCAGCGTTCAGTCTGGCGAATCCACGCATAGAGAGCAAGACACATGCTTCCCGAATGTCATCAGGGATTGCGTTCCATCCCCATTGTGCCGTCACACGCACCAACGGCCTGTCAGGGCCGTACTGCAGAGGAAAGGTCTTGCCACCGATTGCAGTGATGCGTCGGTAAGGCCGGCTCTGAAGCGTTGCGTTCAGTGGCTCTAGTTGGTAGTCCGTACCCTGCGTCCAGACAGTTGAGAAGGTTCCATCTGCATTGTCGTCTGTTGCAACGGTAACGCTGCTGTTGGCGATGTCGTTCTGCAGGGGCTGTGTGTATGAGTTGAACGGATACATCGTGATTGCCGTAGATGAGGTCTTGTAGAAGAACCTTCCGCAGTATCCGTCTATCCGGCGTGATGCTCCCTCAATCGCATTCTCAATGAGGGCATCATCAGTGTTGTCTGTGAGGCGCAGCGCAGCCTTTACTTCTGCGAGTGTGCAGTATCCATTCGTGACTGCCACTGTCAGTCTTTCTTCGTCGTGCGCTTCTTCGCAGCAGGCAGCACGGCACGCTCTTCAGCAGGTGCAATGCTCGCTGCTTCTGGTTCTCCTGCCACGCCATGCGAACGCAGTTGCTGCTCAACAAGGGCAGCACGCTCTTTCAGGCCACGCTGGATGTATCCACGCAACTCGGCCTGCAGCGCAGCGATGTCTCGCTCTTTGCTGTTCATGTTCACTCCGTTCTAGTCAGGATGCGCTGGAGGCTCCCCCGACAGCAGCCTCCAGCGCAATCCTAGACCACTCAGAAGGTCGGAGTGACCAATCCGGTTCCGCTGATCTTCGCCCAAGCGTTCGGATAGCGATTCGCCGTGTAGGCAGCGTATCCGTAGACCACGGCGAGGACATCCAACTCTGCAGCCTTCGGCTGATCAAAGCGGAGGTACATCGGAGCAGCACCATCTTCCCACAGGTGGAGTTCCTGCAGGTTGCCGATGAACACGACATCTTCGTTGGTTCCGGCTCCGTTGCTCGTGGTGACATTCGCATCGGTGATGATGGGCAGACCAGCGATCTCGTATCCGCTGTTTCCGTACTGCGCAGCACCATTGCCCGAAGCCATGCCGTTCATGTTGCGAGGCGCAGGCACGACGAGGGGACGGTTGGTCGTGTCCAGCGCAGCCATGATGAACGCCAGACGGCGAGGATGCATCACGACAACATTGGGACCAGCGAAGAAGGTGGTCTGCACCTTCTGGATCGCATCCATCAACTTCGGCCAGAACTCCGCAGCAGAAGGCGAAG